CTGAAGAACCTAAAGTATGATGTGGATAAGAAATCCATTTACGACACAATCAACCAGTTCATCGCCGACAACAACTATGGTGTGATGTTCGGGGATAAGAAAAAACCATTTTCAAGACAGACCACAGATGAAGGTATGACTGAATGTGAAGTATTGTTTTGGGATATTCCTTTGGGTGAAAAGAAACTAATGAATGAAGGTGTATGGGCTGAATACACTTATGAAGTTCGTTTTAGTAGTGATAGGGTTAAAATCATTATCAACTATAATGGAAACGAAAAGACCTATGAATTAAAGGGGTATTGGAATACAACCAGTATCATCAAAATCGTAGGTGATGTAAATAAGTGGATTGATGATATTGAATACGGATTAAACGATTGTGATTGTAAAGATGAAAAACCCCCAATAGAAAGAAAGGAACAAACAAAGTGATAGGTGCTAGTAAATTAAACGAACAAAAGGTTCAGGAAATCAAACGACTATTCGCAACAACGATGTTGTGTGATGGGGACATCGCAGAAATGTATGGTGTATCCCGTGAAATGATAAATCAAATCCGTAGTGGAAAGAAATGGAACGATGAAAAAAGGTCATTTGTTATGAAAGACCAAATGAAGAGTTATACGAAGACAATTACAATAGTTAGGGGTAATCAGTATTCATCACAAATAAGTCCCGTAGAAACGACGCAAGGTAGGTTATTCATAGTATTACACTACATAGGTGATGAAGTATTCCAAGAGACATCAAGGGTATTCACAACTGAACCTGATTATGAAGTATTCAAGGAAGAACACTATAAGTTTATTAAAAAGGTAAATGTATGAAAATCCCAAGACAACGAAAATCAAATCACAATAGAAGGAAGTATAGAATATCTGTAATCCTTCAAGCGATAGAATGGTCTATCCAATTAGAAAGACAAATGGGTAGTATCAAATATTATCAAAAATAGTTTGGCAGTATCAAAACTTATCCGTAATTTTGTATCACTATGGAAAACACAATCACTTATTTTTACGACAACTTGGAAATCATCGGGGCAGCAGGAAAAAACATTTATGTATTACCAACTGACCTATTAGAAAAAGATGGTGAAGAAATTGAGGCTTGTTTGGTATTCACTATGACTAAATGGGTTGAACTACAAAAGGCTTGGATTACAGAAAAGAAAGATTTTTGTGAAAGATACAACCACTTCTGCGGTTGGGGTGATATTACCAGTCATTACACCCGTGTAGGTGAAATTGATGTTAGGATTGGTGATGAAATCAAAGTAGTTCCATTATTGAAACCTTTGGACTTTTTGGTTGATATGGAACACGGGTAAAAAAAAATAAAAAAAGATTTGGCAGTATAAAAAGAAATACCTAATTTTGTAAGACAAACGAATAAGAAATATAAACACTATGGAAAACTTCACAATTAGCAACTTGATTACAGAAATCAAAAACAACAACGAAAAGTCAAACAAACTTCGTTCTTCAATCACACAACAAAAAGAAGACCTTATGGATAAAATCCGTGTCGCTCTTGAAGATGAAGGATTGAAACTACAACCGAAATATCCTAACAACACGGACATTTACATTAGTGAAGACACAGGGTTCGTCTTGACTTACCAGCAATCTACGATACACCAACATCACACATTCAATTCCTAATCTATGGTGTGTTGTTGAAGTTCCAAAACGAAGTGATGGATATTCAATTAGACATCATAAATGAAAATATGATTGATAGACACCGCAAGACAAATGAATTGGTTGAAGCTATTACAGAAGAAATTATCACAGAATTATTAGATGGTGATAATATTAAAGTTAGTGGAAAAACTTACAGATGTGTTGAAATCAAAAAAGGTAGGTTTGTTGTAGATATTACCAAAACCATAATGTTTGGTAATGAACCTGAAAAAGAAAGAAAATCATATCACAAATCACAACTTAAAGATATTTTCAGGTCATTAGCACAAAAAAGAGCGGACATCTTAATTAAAAGATAATAGATATGGAAAAGACAATTCAAGATTGGGTAATGGAAATGTATAACGACTTGGCAGAAGATGATGACTACCAATACGAAAAATACAGGGAAAGACAGGAAGAAGCTGAAAGAGCGGCTTATGAAGAACATTTAGCAGACAGATATTAAAATTATGGCACAGAATAAAGACAGACAAATCGCATCACAATCAAGTATGAAGTTGGTTCTTGATTGGGCTACTTCCTGTGGGAAGTGTTTAACTATGAAGGAACTAGTGGGAATGTCCGTAGTCCTTGTAGATTATGTAGAAAACGGATACACCGCCGAATTAGGTAAAAGATTAGAAACAATCCAAGACCATATAGATAATAAAGGACTTCCCAAGAAGTAATTGTGATTGTCCTATATTGTTGAAACCCTAACCCGAAAAGGTTAGGGTTTTTTTGTTATACATCTTTTTACAACATAAACTATATTTATAGTATTCTGGGGGATTATCCCATTTTTCGTATGGAAGTAAAAGTATCAACATTATACTTGGATATAGACAAGGCAGTCAAGGAAGGTAAAAGACATATATTCCTTCGTGGCTCATCAAGAAGCGGTAAGACATATCAAACCATATCCTACTTGATTTTATACATTCTACAGAACCCTAATACCACAATTACGATAGTTAGGGACACACTTGTAGCAATCCGTAATTCTGTTCTATTGGACTTTCAGGAAGTAATGAACCAAATGGGATTATACAACCCCGAGCAGTTCAACAAAAGTGAAGTCATCTACAGGTTTGATAATGGTAGTATGGTTAGGTTCTTGGGAGCAGATGATGGTAGTGGTAAGTTGCGTGGTATGAAACAAGACATCGTATTCATCAACGAAATTACATCAGTCAGTCAAGATGCGTTTATTCAGTTAGACATTAGAACCAGTAGGTTCATCATCGCAGATTACAACCCATCGGCTAGTGAAGATTGGTTCGTTTATGAATTGGAAGAAAGACCTGAAAACCAACTAATCATTTCAACCTACAAACAGAACCCCTTTTTAGATGACCGAATTGTAAAATCTATTGAAGGGTTGAAAGACATAGACCCTGAAATGTATGAAGTTTATGCGTTGGGTAAAAAGATTAAACCCCGTGAAACAATCTTTATCAACTGGGAAGTGGTTAAAGAAGCACCAAGATATTCCAAGATGTTAGGTGTAGGAATTGACTGGGGTTATTCTAATGACGAATGTGCGTGTGTATGGGGACTTATCAACGAACCTGATAATGTAATCTACCTGAAGGAAGTATTCTATGAAAAGGGATTGTCTAGTGATGATATATTATTCAAGATGCGTGAAGGTGGATTACAGAAGACCTTTGAGGTCATCGCCGATAGTAGTGAGCCCCGTATGATTGACGAACTGAAGAAGGGTGGTTATTCAAGAACAAGGGGGGTAAAGAAGGAAGCAGGTTCAGTCCTGTATGGTATAACCGAAATGAAAAAGTATAAACTACAGATTGACGCATCATCAACTAACTTGATTGAAGAACTAAAGAACTACAAATGGTTCAAGGACAGGTCAGGAAACATCACCAGTAAGACAACAGGTAGAGACCACTTATTAGACGCCGCAAGGTATTTGATTACGGAAATGACCTATAAGCCAAAAGTGAAATATAGTTTTATGTAATTATGAAAATTAAAAGATTAGGAAAGGATTATGATTATGACTACAAGTCAATAATAATGAAGGGTGAATATTTTAGAGCCCTAAAAGAACTATCAATAAAAGAAAATAAACCATTAGGTAAGATGATAAGTATATTAGTAAAACATTATGAAAGTAGTATTAGGTAAAAAGGAATATGGGATATTACCCATCAGTATAGAGCAGTATGAATTACTGAAAACAAACCCCGACATTAAAGCAACAGAATTGATTACTATGATGACGGGAGCACCACTTGAAGAAGTGAAACAAGCACCCTTCGCACAAGTATCGTTTGTGGCAAAGATGTTGATGACTGAATGGTCTAATACAGATACAACACCCCTACAACTAGTAGTGGATTTCAAGGGTAAGAAATATGGTCTAATTAAACCATCACAAATCAGTTATGAAGAATGGATAAACCTTGAAGTGTTTATGGCTGAAAGTCCTTTGGATTTGGTTAAACTGGCAACCCATTTATACAAACCATTATCCAACGATAAGATTGGGGAAGAAAGGGAACTAATCCCTTATTCTATGGACGAATGTAATGCTCGTCAAAATGACTTTAAGCACTTTCCTATAACTTGGTTATTTAGCAGCCTTTTTTTTTTAACAACTTTCGTTCAAGAACTTACAAAAGCTTCCCTATCATATATGGAGACGAAAACGATAGAGAACAACAAAAAAGACAAAGCAAAAACAAAGATACTACGCCACAAGAAGTCCAACAATCCGTAGTAGATTTTTATTACCAATCACTTATGTTGTGCGCTCAAGACGACATCTTAAAAGTAAATCCCGTTCTTAAATTGGAATTGTTTGAGGTCTTATCATATTTATCATATAGGTTAGATAAGGCACATAAAGAAAACCAGAAAAACCAAAAAACAATACAATAATGACTATAAAAGATATTATACAAATATTCGCAGTATTCACGGCACAACACCCAATATTACGAACTTTCAGTTGGGGTAATCTAGCGGATTATTCAAGGGACAACTATATCACGGAATACCCCGCTATACACTTTGTTCCACAACCATCACTAATAGAAAGGACTTATTCTAATTTTAACTTTAGTGTTCTTATCTATGATTTACAGAATGAATATGTTGATGGAGACCCAATCAATTCTAACCAGTTGGATAGTTTGTCTTTATGCCAAGTTATTCTAACTGATTTTTACGCTTACTTTACAAATCAACTTACGGGTTATGATTTCTTTTTAACAACGGCAGTCAATTACACACCCTTCGTTGATAAGTTCAAGGAAGATGTTTGTGGGGTTGAAGCAACCATAACAATCACGGCAGAACAGACGGCTTGTATTCC